TTTCAGTGGTCCGAGGACGGCTGAAGCAACACTGAGAAAAGGACCTACTATGCTTGGTGATACCGTTAGCATTACCGTCAATGCTGTTGCAAAGACGCTTGCTAAGATCAATCAGGATGGTTATTCTTCGGAATACTATCTCCGCGAGACGACTCAAGAGTTTCGTCTCAAGGTGAGGCATTCCAAGGATCGTCCGACCAGTAAGGGGATTCAGGTTGATCGACATAATGTCGAACTTACCTGGACTCTTTACCCGGATGCGAATGGGCTCGGCGGTAAGACCCGCCGGACCTATGCCGTCATCACGAATGAATTTTCGGATGACGCCACCCAACTTGGGCACCTTCAATCAGCCTTGAATGGCTTTATGACGGCGTCCAACGTCGCGAAGTTCGCCAACTGGGAGTCCTAACCTCTCATTGGCCCGCTTTGCGGTCCTGATTGTGTAGGTGTGTTGACTGCTCTAAGTAGGATACACCCCTAGTCACCTAGCCGTAGATCATATCGACACTCTTAGGAGGTCCATATGAATGACAGCTACGTGGAGGTCCTTGAGGGACTATACACTGCAATCTTTAGGGATTGCTGTGTAACGTTTCCCAGTGACCACAAAGGGTTGGATCGCGACAAATCGCGACTCCTCTCTTTACTTCAAACACGTGGTCTACCGTATTCCACGATAGACCTGCCATCTGCTGGGAAGATCTTTGATCGATCCCTTGCCGATGGTCTCCTACATCCTATCCCCTTGCCAGGTTTTGGTAAGCGGATTAAGGAAGGAACTGTGCCGGTATTTCTATCGGGACTGTTCTTGAGAGTGTTTGAACCTAGTGGTATGCTTTTAGAGCATCCTGACATCAACGCAATCTTCTTCCTTCGCCAACTGTTTTATGCAGTTAAGAAGTTGAGGATCACGTGTGATGAACAAAGAACCAGCGAAGCTGTTTCTGAGTTTCTCAGGATCGAATCTGAAATGCGACCCCCCTCCCTTAACTGGGAAGAGGATGTGTTTGTTCCTTCTAGTGCTAGTAGTCTGCACTTTGCAGACTGCTTGCACACAGCAAGCGCAAGCACAGCAGGCTCAGATTCCGCAGAGGCCACAACCGGTCAGTTGTTTCAATTTGAACACAACCCCGAATGGGCCGATGCCTCGCTCCTGGATACAATCCAGCGAACAGCTGACATTGTCTCCAGCTCCTACGGATGGTTTGACCCCTCCGAATGGAGAGTAAAGCATGGACCAGGTGCTGTATCTGACCTTAAGGGAGGCTATACAAAGTATAGCTTTCCTTCTTGGCCAGATAAACTCGAGTGGCTTTTCCCATTGTCTGAATTTGCTTTTGCAAATCTTGGACTTTGGGCGGGCGCAGTCAATGATGATTCGCTAGCGATTCGTGGCTTTTCGAGACACGAACCACCGGCTAAACTCATCGCTGTCCCAAAGACGCAGAAGTCTCCGAGGCTAATCGCCTCAGAGCCCACTGCTCATCAATGGGCACAGCAAAGTCTGAACGAATTTCTTCGTCAGATGACTGCCAAGTCACCTATCCGCTCATCTGTGAATTTTACTTCGCAGGAGCCGAATAAGGAGCTTGCACTCCAGGCCTCGGCTACCGGTACGCATGCGACAATTGATTTGTCGTCTGCTTCCGATAGGTTAAGCCTGTGGTGTGTGGAGAGATTCTTCCGCCGGAATATCCGGCTTCTAGAGGCTCTTCATGCCTGCAGGACACGCTGGCTCGTCAATTCTATTGACGAACGGCTTTCTAAGTACATCGTACTTAAGAAGCTTGCAGCCCAAGGTGCAGCGTTCACGTTTCCCACCCAAACGATCATCTATGCGACGGTCGCGATTGGGGTGATGTTACATCATCTCAATTTGCAACCTAGCTCGATGAATATCGAGAGGATGGCACGTGAGGTCCGCGTCTTTGGTGACGATATTATCGTCCCCATAGGCGTCTGGGAAACGGTCGCAAGTGTTTTGCAAACACTTGGTTTTGAAGTGAGTCAATCCAAGACTTTTGGAACTGGGAAGTTCCGTGAGTCCTGTGGATGTGACGCATATGCTGGAGCTGATGTAGCTCCCGCATACTATCTTCAAAACTACGACCCGTCCCGACCCACTTCCGTCTCCAGTGTTGTAGAGGCCTCAAACAACTTCTTTAAGAAGGGTTTGTGGTATACTGCAGACTGGATTATGTCGACATTGCCACAGTGGGTTCAAAAGAACCTTCCTGTGGTGCCGGCGGAAAGTGGAGCCTTTGGGCTGGTGTCTTTCTGCGGTTCCGCGCTTGCTCACCTCAAAGTGAGAAGGAACGGGACCCTCCAGAGAGAAGAGATCCGTTGTGTCTTTGTGGAAACAAAGTCACGTAGGACTCCAGCTCATTGGGAGGCGAATCTGCTTCAGTATTTTACTGAAGCCCCGAATCCGGAGGATTTTGTCCAATGGAATGCGGGAGTCGATTCGTTACCTAAGGCAAGAGTATGCCTTAGGTGGGCCCCTATTGAAGAATTGACATAGTCAATTTCTCCTTAGGGAACT